AAGGTCGCAGTTCGCAACACATCAGCGGCTGAAAGTGATACAGGCTCGTATCCCGAACTCAACTGAGTGATAGTTGAATGTTCGGACAGGATAAGTGGGCGGTCAAGTTTTTGTCCACCATCATAAGTCTCAACCCCTCCTGCGGCTCGTATCTGGTCAAGTAAAGGAACAGCCTTGAAAAGGTTGTCCACTTCTTGGTCTTTCAAGATACGAAGGGTTGAGGAAAGAATGTCGTTTGAAATAGCCATTTTCTTTTCTCCTATTAGTTAGTATTATTTGCTATTATTTTTTTTAGGTTGTTCTCTAAGAGAAGCCTTTGACCTTGTTCCGTCAGGAGGGTCTTATGATGCTTTACCACGGCTCGTAAGCCATTGGTAGACGGCATAGCCGTCTTGCTTGCGGACGGTTTCAGGAACAGTATTCTGGGTTGCCCGTTGGGTCCCTCCGACTTTTAGTCCGTATTCCTTCGCTGCTCGCTTGTATTCTTTTAGTTCTGCTTCCATAGCCTTTTTAGTCTCTACGGTTTTCTGTCCTTTTACTATGTAGTATGCTCGTTCAAGAGTAAGGGTCTCATCAGTCATCAAAAGTTTTGCGATGTCTGTCTTGTAGTCTGTAAGGTCTGGGTGCTCTGCTTTGAACTGTTCCAACTTTGCTTGTCGCTCGTTGAGTTCATACTGAGTTTGTAGTGGCTTCATCATTTCTTGTAGTCGTGTTGCGACTTCTTTTTGAATGCGAGCCTCTACGGAAGCATCATCGTAAGGGTCAAGAGTAACTTCTTGGTTAGCCATCTCCGCAATGTTCTGAGTAAACTCAGAGTTGAGAAGGGCAAGCCTTTCTGTTTCTAACTGCTTTCTCATAGCAGCAAGTTCTTGTGTCTTACGGGTGTAGTCCGCTCTAAGGTTACCTAACATACTCTTAGCATCGTCGGGTAGTTCAGACATAACCTTATTGTAGTCTACTCCTTTGTGACCACCTGTGCTTAGCAAGGGGTCATTCGTCTCACTCTCAGCAAAAGACTGAAAGTCAGGTTGTGTATTCGTTTCGGAAACTTCTGGGGCTGGTGTATTGTTTACTTGGTCCTCCGGAGTTACCGCATTGTTGATAGCGGCTTCTCGTTGGATGACTTGGTTGTAAGCATCGGCGATGCGAGCATCCCCACTGGTCCAGTCTTTTGTTTCCATAGTTGGTGTATCTGTTGTATCACTCATTTCATTCTCCTCATAAATAGTTCTTCTTCATTCATTTCTTCGGTAGCGGCATCCATTTCAGCCATCATTGGCTCATTTTCTACTTCTGCTACTTCACCAAATGCCTCGTCAAGTTGTGCGAGGAATGAACGAAAGGTCTGGTTCTTGGATAGAGCCATTATCTTTCCTGCTGCCTCTGTAAGGCTGCGGTCATCTTTTAGTGTTTCTACATCAATAATGTAGTCCATAATACCAGCATCTTGTTGTGCTTGGTTCAACATCATAATGGCTTTTACAAAGTCTACTGGTAGTTCACCGTTAGGTCCAACTTCCATAGAGATGGGCATTGCTTCTGCTCCAAATAGTTCCAGTATCATTTGAACTGCTGAACCAAGGGTGCGAATGCTATCTTCTGAGTAGTCACCCATAGGGGACATCTCCATCATCATACCGTCAAAGCCTTCTTCAAGTTGGGAACTATCAGGCATAGCAGTTGGGGCTGCTGGTTCCTTCCCTTGTTCCATAGGGGATAGCATTTCAGGGTCAACACCCAAAGCATCCATCTCTGCTTGTCTTGGTCTAATAGCCATTATTCATCTCCTTTGATGTTGCTATCCAGTAAGCCATCTTTCTTCAAACGGTCTACTGAGTAAATGTCTTCTAACTTTTCACCAGACTTGAACCTCTCGGCATCTGACTGATGTTGTTGTGCTTGTTCAACAGAGCGGTCAAAGGCTCGGTCAAGGTTATCTCTACTGATGTCTGAGACACGAATGAGGCCACGGGAGTGTGCTATCTCATCTTCGTGCTTTCGTGACTTCACCATACAACCTAAGTTATCTGAATAGAATGAACCTCCGGTAGCACCATCGCCACCGATGATACCAAATGAACCACCAGCAAATGTTCTTCCAACATTCTTTGAACCACAGTATTCATAGTTCGGCTCTTCTCGTGAGCGACTATCTGGGTCAAAAGTTTCTGGATGTCCACAATAGATGTCGGACACTAATGGGTTTACTGGTATCTCTTTCATTTCTTCTAAGGTTTTACGACCCGGTCCTGATACCCACTTGTGTAGGCATTCAATAGTTTGACCGCAGTCATTACATTTGTATTTGTAAAAAGGCATCTTCTATTCCTCTGGTATGAAGTTTCTCACAGCCTTGGTGCTCGCATTTGCTATTGCCTCTTCTGGTGAAGGAGGTAACTCAATGCCTTGAACCCCGCCCGGCATACTCGGACCTTGTGGTGCTTGTGCTTGGGCTGCGGCTGCTTGTTGTTGCTTGATGTTCTCTTGTGCTTTTAGAACAAACTCTTCTGGTAAGTTCAGGACACGGACAACTTCTTTCAACACTGTATCTGCTGGAACACCTAAGTTTATTAGTGTAGGAATGTTCATAAGCAGTTGGTTCTTTGCTGCGACATCAGACAATGGTGTTGATGCTTGGTCGGAAGCAAAAATAATAAAGTCACCACGAAGGTCATCGGGTGAAATACTTTGAACCGCACCATCTATTTGTATTAGGTTGGTTGGTTCTTCTTCTAAAAATGTAGCAAGAATGCTAAGGTAAACATCAGCAAGTTGTTCTATCATCGCATCTCGTTCACGAGCCATACGACCTATCTCTGATGCTGTGTATGATGCGAGGGCAACTGCCTCTGTCGCTGTAACACGAGTGCTTTCACCACGAGTAAAAGGAGCCATAAGAGAACCTTTGTCTTTGTCTCGTTGAACTTGCTCATAGTATCTCTCCAACTCTGGTGGTGTAGGGTTTTGTGGAACTGCTCTCATAGCACCTTCCAAGTTCTCTTCGTCTATCTCAATAAACAAACCATCAATACCACTGGTGAGTTGAGCCATTTGTTCTTCATCTAATAGTCCAGCCTTTACAAGATACTGACGAGATGCTTTACGAACAGCATTCGCTTGGAATGAACGAATAACATTTATCTCAAACAACTGGTCGTAGACCCGTCGCATAGCAGAGTAGCCATCCATTGGTTTAGCAGGCTGACGGTTGAAGTAAAGTGGAACAATAGGACATACAGGTCGGTTGTCTACATCTCTGAACGGAATGAAGCCTGACTGTAATACTTTGTTTTCTCTCTCCAAGTCTTCACAATAAAAAGTTAGTTCATCGTTTTCAAGGTCATACATCTCTATTATCTCAACATACTCTCCGTATGAACCACCATCTGTGTTATCATAAGGGTCGTGTTGGAAGTCAAGGTAGTCTTGTTTTGCTTTACCTTGGAATGACTTGTTACCAAACTTTGTTTTTGCTTCTTCTAAGGGCATAAAGTATCTGTGTCCAACAAACCGTTGTCTGTCCCAGCGAGGAGCATCACGGTCAATGATAACTTCCCAAGGAGATAAAGACACAGGGCATACCTTGTCGTGTAGTTTCTGGTCCATCATAGGAACCAACTTGATGTAAGCCTGTGGGAAGATAAGTGCTAAACGAGAAACATTTTCTACTTCGTGCCTTGTCTTTATCAAGAAAGCATTAGCAACAGCCTCTGCTTTTGATGGGTGACCTTTGTTCTCAATACCTGCTCGTAGTGTAACAGCAGGGTTCTTTGCGAATAGACTGGCGATGAAACCTTCAATGTATCCATAACCGTCAGAGGTTTGAACATTGAGTTGGGTGCTCATTGAGGTCAAGACACCGTCTTGTCGTCTCTCATCCCAGAAGTCCATCTTGTAGGCATTATCATACCTCTCCATTTCTTTTCGTTTGTGGTCCCAAAACTCTTCGTGTTTATGGTAAAGTGCTTGTATGTCTGATGCTCTCATTAGTATCTCCCTTTATTGTCGCCTGACTTGATGTTCCACGGTAATGCTCTCTTGGCTCGCTTGCCCCTCATCTTTCTTTTGTGTTGTTCAAAAAAAGTTTCTTT